ATCTGGCCCACACCCTGAACAACACCTGCGTGGCTCCTCCGCGTATGCTCATCGCATTCCTCGAGAACCATCTGCAGGCCGACGGCAGCGTCACCATCCCCAAGGTGCTGCAGCCCTACATGGGCGGCCTCGAGGTCATGGTTCCCGTCCACAAGAAGTAAGCCTGTTTTCCACAGGACTTGCATAAAGCGTTGAAAACTCCCGCCATCCCCGCCGGATGGCGGGAGTTTTTGCGTGCAGGCGGGGAAGAAGAAAAATTTTCGGATTTTTTGCTGAATTTGTAAAATAAACGCAAGAGAAAACGCAAGAGAAATCTTAGCGGATTCTCTTGCGTTATTTTTTTGCGCATTTTTCAGGAAAGCGAGGGAACAGGAATGGCAAAACACATGACGCAGGATGACCGCAAGGTGCTGGAAGCTCGGTACAATGCTGGACAGAGCGTTGCCGGAATTGCCAGGGCGATGAGCTTCAACTATTCCACCATCTATAAGGAACTGAAGCGCGGCGACACTGGAAAGATGGATGCCAATGGCCGCGCAGGGTATAGCGCAGAGCTTGGGCAGAAACGCTTATACAACGCAAAGCAGCGGCTCAGGTATCGGGCGGATTGCCCGGAGGAGTAAGGCATGGGAAAAGTGTTCAAGCTGAACCATTGCTACAATGTGGACTGCCTGCCAGCAATGGAACTGTTCCCGGATAATTATTTTGATCTGGCGGTTGTGGATCCGCCGTATTTCTCTGGTCCGGAACGCAGAGGCTTTTACGGATCCAAAGTCAGCAAAATAGGCGTACACCGTGACTACCCCGTCTCTCCTGCTTGGAGTAAACCAGAGCCGGAGTATTTCAAGGAGCTGTTTCGAGTGTGCCGCCACTATATTGTATGGGGCTGCAACTATTTTGACTACCAGTTTCCTACCGGGCGGATCGTGTGGGACAAGTGCAATGGAAATTCTAGCTTTTCAGATTGCGAGATTGCGGCGACAAATTTGTTTTCCTCAGTAAGAATGTTCCGGTATATGTGGTCCGGCATGATGCAGGGAAAAAGCATCACAGAAGGCGACACCATGCAGGGAAACAAGAGCTTGAACGAAAAGCGAATCCACCCAACGCAGAAGCCGGTTGCTCTTTATGACTGGATTTTCAAAAACTATGCAGAGCCAGGGCAGAAGATCCTTGACACCCACCTCGGAAGCGGAAGCAGCCGCATAGCAGCATATGAGGCAGGGCTTGGCTTTATCGGATTTGAAATTGATCCGTTCTATTTCCAGTTGGAAGAAGAACGGTTTTCTGAGTACACAAGTCAAACCAGCCTGTTTCACATGGAGGAAAAGAAAAAATGATTCTTGAAAAACTTCACAGAGCAATCAACAACTTCAACAAGACATTCAACTGGCGGCGCTTCCGCCGCGATGCGCTGCACCTGGGAGAAAGCCTGCTGGTGTTCGGCGTGCTGTATGGCATTTTTTCAACCCTGATCTGGGGCGTATGCTGGCTGCTCAAAGTCAATTACGACCCGGATCTCATTGCCGTTGCATGGGCAGTGCCGGTGTTGCTGGACACTTTGGTCAAAAAGGCTTATGACTGGAACAATGAAGTCCGGGACTGGGATTGAGAGGTGGGAACGACCTATGGATGAAGCAACAAGAATCTCGCTGAAAGACCAGTTCAACAGCCTTTTGGTACGGGCTATTGAGGGTAGGCGCGGCGGTATGGCACTGATGCGGGTGCTGGAAGAACTGGACTTTTACAATTCCCCGGCCAGCGCGAAGCATCACCTGAATGTCCCCGGCGGTCTGGTGCTGCATTCTCTCAATGTGGCAAGAACTGCCCTGGAATTATGCGACAAGATGCCGCAGTTTGCAAAATGCAATAAGGGCGCAGTCTTGACCGCCGCGTTACTCCATGATGTTTGCAAGGCTGGGCAGTACATCAAAAAGCCGGATGGCAGTTACTGTTATGAAGATAGTCACTTGATGGGACACGGTGAAGCATCCGTCAGCATTATCAAAGACTGGATTTTCTTGACCGACACGGAAGCCCTGGCAATCAGGTGGCACATGGGAGCATATAGCGGAGAGCAGGACTGGGGAACGCTCAGCAAAGTATACGACCGCTGCCCGGAAGCTCTGTGCCTGCACATGGCTGACATGATCGCAACGCACATCATGGAGGTAGAAGAGTGAGCAGAGGCACCGCCTACTATGATCTTCCGAATGGTGAGCGAATAGAACTGCCGACAACCATGCCGGATGTTGAGGAAGTGCCGGGACCCCTATGTGATGGAAAATTTGAATTGCCAGAAGCCGTAAAAGAAATGTTCAAGTGGATGGATGAAACATTCGGAACATGGGAAAGCGACTTCAGCAGTTTCAAAATCTGGATGAAATTGCGGAAAAACTTCAATCCACCGGTGCGCTGGGAAGCGATGCAGGACAAGCGTCGAAACCCAAAGCCTTTGGGCCGAAACACCTATTTATATAAAGCAAGGAAGATCAAGAGCTTGGCAAGAAGTACACATACCAGAGTATCCCGGCACAAGGGAAAACAAAAGGGTACTGAAGAACAGTGCAAGCACACATTCAAGATAACCGCAGCCCGGTGCGCGCCTTGCAGTGGTTACAACGTGGAGTGCGAGCACTACGAGAGAAACAATGCTGCCGATACAAAGCATAGTTCTTCTCTAGCGTAAGATAAGCAGCCCTTCTAGCGTAAGATAAGCAGCCCTGCACCGCAGAAGCGGGGCTGCTTTTTATATGGCGCAGAGCACTTCTTATAGGCGGAAGTGCTACGAATGGGGTCGGACCCCGTCTGCGCCTTGGTTGTTTTCCATGAAAGCCGGGAAACTTTGAAACCGGTTGCCCGGCATAGCGGAATGGTGCTGTACAGCAGCGTCCTCCTTTCCGTTCAAGCCCGGTGAAAGACCGGGCTGCCATTTCCGCGAAAGACGCACCCGCATGGATTTGACGGGAATGGGTGCGCCGCAGCATGAGCGTAGAAATGCCCTGTTCAATCCGCCCAGGAACAAAAGCGGTAGGCCATTGCCGTGGCCGCCCCGTCCGGCGCTCTCTTGCCGGGCGGGTCTGATATGCGGACGCATAGAGGATGCACCTGCTTCTGACAATCCCCCATGAACAGGTGAGCCAGTTCGATGCTGGCCGTCCGTGCAAGACAAGAAAAGAAGGGATGAAAGAGCTGTGAAAATTGATGTAGGAAAAATTGCTCTGGTGGCAGTCCTGATCGCTGGTGTACAGACGAATACGCTTTACCACAGAATCGACGATCTGGAATGCCAGCGAGATATCTACAAGTCCAGATACGAGGACTGGGAGGGCGTGTCGAAAGAAATTGCAGGGTATGCAGATACCCTGCGGGATTCTCTGAAAGCACGGGACCGACTGGATGGAAAATTGCTGGTTGAGGATGCTGGCGATTTTCTCTGCACGGCATACTGCACAGAAAAGCGAGAACACATCTGCGGAACCGGAACGGGAATTACCGCCAGCGGCGCGCCGGTTGAAGGAGGCGTGACGGTGGCGGCAGACCCGGACGTTTTTCCGTTCGGGACCGTCCTCTACATTGAGGATGTGGGCGTGAGAATCGTTCAGGATACCGGAGCCAGCGTAAAAGGAAAGCATCTGGATGTTGCCGTTTCCGGCAGCCACAAAGATGCACTGAACTGGCAAGGCTATGGAACGCACCGGGTCTGGATCATCCAGGAGGCAGCGAAGTGATGTGGGGCAAGATCCAAACGCACGGAGACAAGAAAAATGACGCAGAAGTTTTGGCTATTGCTGCTGCGGGTGCCCCGTTGGATGTCATGGCTATGTTTTTTGAATCACACATTGAGGAGTTGCCTGACTTGTGCGTTGAAAAACTTGCAGAAGCAGTTGATAAACGCGCCAGCGATACTCCATGTCACCGGGAATCTGAAAACTGGAAAGACCTTGCAGCTTGGGCAAGAATTGAACTTAAAAGGAGAAAAAGCAATGGACGGATTTGTGAAAACACTGGGTGTTCTGATGGTTTTGGCAGCTGTGGCACTGTGGGCGGCACTGATTTTCTTTGTGCCTGCCGCACTGATTAAGTTCCTTTGGCTTTATCTGGTGGCATGATGGACAATGAAACGCTGACACGGATTCTGTCCGCACGATTTATAACGTGTAATGAGCAGGCCCGAAAAGGCAGTAAGGGATGCACGAAAGAGCGCAAACTCTATGAGCTGCAAGAACCGGGTATGGCCTGCCGGGACAGCGTCCTTCTCCACGCAGAGGAAGCAAAGAAAATTTTGAAAATAAGGTCGCACAACTCCTGACACAGGCCGCCCGCTGCGGCGGCCTTTTTTGTGAGCATGGGAACAGGCCCGGCCCGGTTCAACTCCGGGATTGCCCAAAACTGAAAGGAGAACACACCGATGCAGAGGTACTACATTTTGCTGAAAGCGACCGGTGCTGGTGGGTGGCCGGGTTGGCTGCCGTACCGGTTGGATGCGGACGGCGCAGAACAGGCTGTTGAAAAAGCCAAGGAGCAGGCCGAGAATCATTACCCGGAGTACGAAAAGTTTGAAGTTCAGGCTATCGAAATTGAAAGGAGAAGCAAATGAAGCTGGCAGCAATCGCAAAGCTCATTAAGGCAGATGGGTACTGTAAACTCTACAAAGTGTTCTATGACGATTGCAGAACCTATGATTTGTACATTGGAACCAAAACGGCAATCTTCCCGCTGACCGGATTTCCGAAGGCACAAAATGAAAGTGAGTTGGCAACCCTCCTGGGCATCAGCAAAAAGGAATGGGCAGACATCGAGTTTGATAATGACTGCCCGGATGATCTCCATCACATCGAAGGAATGGATTTGGACGACACGGCAGACGGAGAAATGGACTGCGTGACCGGAAGAATCGGTATCCGGTACTGCGGGTGTGAACTGGTTCCAATGATCGAGCCTGTTTCGGGAACGGTCGGTTTTGTGGATGCGAAGCAGATCATGCCAGTAGCAGATGAAATCCGCAAGAGCGGATATTTCAAATACTGCGCCAGGAAGATGGCGAGCGGCGGACGCTACTATGTTATCAAGGACGGAATGGTGGTGCGCGGCGCGGTGCTTCCTGTAAAGCTGGAACCTCTGGCAAAGTCTGGACTGCGTGAGCTTGCCGACATGGTGAAAAAGACTAGGGATGTTGCCGATGTGGAGGACTTGAGCGAACAGGAGGACAAAAACGATGCGTAAGACTTTGGAACTGCTGGCTTTGTCCACCTGCACTGCCGCGCTGTGCGTAACACTGACTGGGTGTGAAGCAGTCAAGGGCACAGCAAGCGGTGAAAAACCGGTCAAGACGGTATATGTTTACCTGCCGGACGGCACTTTACTGGACAAAGGACGGGCGGACAAGGTAAGTTCGTTTGCACACAATGATCGTATCGTGAAAGTCACGATTGACGGGAAAACATACGAGACCAGCTGGGCCAATGTGGTTTTAGTGGAGGAATAACGATGAGCAAGATTTTGAAAAGTGTAACCTTGGGTGATGTGAAAAATGGTGGCATCTTCAGAGCGCTGGGCAAGGAGTTTGTGAAGCTGGATGCGGACGAACACGGCTGCCTCGTTCTGGCAAAGGACATTTGGACGAAAATGCCGTTCCGTGAGGGAGACGACCCGGAATGCCCCAATGATCTGCGCCGGAGCGAGATCATGTCGTATCTGGGCAACCGTTTGGCAGAGTTTACCGAGAAAGGCACGCCGCTGGATATTTTCATCCCGTTCAAGATTGATCTGCAGGATACGACCGGCCAGACTGAATATGGAACTGTCGAGTACCGGATTGGCTTGCTGACCCTGCGCCAGTATGGCAAGTATTGGCGGCTGATCCCGAAGGTAGATGCGCCGTGGTGGTTGGCAACGCCTTACGGTACGCCGAATTGCTCTCCGCGCACCAGCGATAACGGCAACGTCTGGAACGTCAACGCCGGTGGCTCCAGCAGCCGCAGCTGGTACAACTACTCCTATGGTGTTCGCCCCGTTTTGTGCTTTTCCTCTGCACTCTTGGTCTCTGTCGAGGACGAAAGAGAGGCCGGGTTTTCGCTTTCCGATGTTCCGCTGGATGACCTGCTGGCCGAAATCAAGAGCCGGACGGAGGGCTAATCATGGATGCGGTAAAAAATGACGTGAAGCGGCTGGTCAAAATCGAGTTGGCCGCTGCCAATAAGAAGTTTCGGATGTTTGCTGGGCCACATGAGGGCGCAGGAATCATCCAAGAAGAAGTCGTGGAAGCTGCGAAGGAGATGAACGGTCTGCGCCGGGAACTTAACGCTATGTGGATAGGTGTTTACTCCAACAATCCGCAGATCTCCACGAAAGGCGTATACGACCGGGCTGTTGCCCTGGCCGTGGAAGCTATCCAGACGGCGGCGATGGCCCGGAAGTTTGAGCGCAGCCAACGCCGTCACTGGCCGGGAGCGAAGGAGCCGCACTATGGCGAAGGAGAATGACGCACCTACCGAAATCGAGACCATCACGCTGACCATGAGCCGCCCGGTGGCCGAGGCTGTGCAAGCGGCCTGCGAGTGGTACTTGCGCTTACATATGGGCCAATTCTGGGATGTAGCCGATGATCTGTGCCTTGCAAAATTCCACTCTGATCTAAAAAATGGGGCATTCAAGACCAAGAAGCAGGAAGATAACGCTTTTGAGGTTGCGATAGACCGCAGAAATACCATGCTGCTAGAAATGGAACGGCTGTACAGCAGATGCGTTCTCCCGGCCCCAACCTCAGACGTAATGAAGGTGCCGTACCGGGCAGAACAGGTATGGCTTGCCATTCGCCACGCCCTGGCATGGCATGACAAGCCGGAGGGCGATCCATGGAATGTGTGCTTTGATAAGCCGCTGAACCGCAGCGACCAGCCGCAGCCGGTAGTAAAACTCAATGAAAAGCAGGAGGCAAAGAAATGAGAAAGATTTTTATGGTGGGAGCATCTGCGGCGGCAATCGTTTTGCTGATGACGGGATGCAACAAGCAGGTAATTGATTTGACCTACGAATATTCGCAGGCACAGATTAAAATGCCGGATGGAACCGTAATTGAGGGCAAGGTGGATAGCTGGAACGATTATGAAGGCGACCAGTTACAGGTCAAAATTAACGGAACAACATATCTGGCCCATTCGTCAAACGTGGTCCTCTGGCACTGAGCAAGGGAAAAGTTCGGGATCGAGAGGAAGAAGTTGCACCCGAACCTTGAAGATTTTGAAGTTGGAAAGTTGGAGACAGTACCATGAGACAGAACGGAGCAATGTTTATCTGCAACCGGTGCAGAAAGCAGGTGTTCGCGGAACGGTTCGACGATGGTGTGTTTGACCAGAAAGCATTGGATGGTTGGGCGCTTGAAATGAGAAACATCCATGGAATCGGAGATCTGTGCCCGGAGTGCTACAAAGTGTACCGCGAAACGATGAATCGTTTTTATGAAGGTGGCCGACATGGAGGATAAGACAGATAACTCCAAGAAAAAGGAAGAACACGATTCTTTGAAACCTGCAAGGGATGCCATTGCAACTGCTATGCGGGCCGCCCAATTTGCGAAAGCGATCGGCACCCCACTGCCGAAACCACTTAAATGGCAGCGTGAATTCTATGACGCTACCGGTGTGTTTCCATACGGCTGGTATGAGTGCCCGGTATGCGGGTACAGGACAGATTGGGAACCGCACGCCTGTCCGATTTGCCACACACTGCTAGAACCGTGACGAAAGGAACACAGGATGATGGAACCTGAAAGAACCTGCTGCACCTGCCGCTGGCATGAGGGCTACACCTGGGTATGCTTCAACGGCAATTCACCGAACCGTGCCGACTTCACTGACCCGGAGGACACCTGCGAGTGCTGGGAAGTCAGAACGGAAGAAAACAGCATCGGTGACTACGAAGTAAACTAATCAAGCTCTAATCAAGAATTAAGCAAGCCCGTCGTTAAATTGCCGCCCTGACGAGGCGGCAAGGGGCTTGTATGTGTAACTTAATCTAGCGACCACAGGAGAACACAAGCCGGGGAAAGCGGGGGTCAAGGGGGAGAAAACGAGGGCGGGTCTGTAGGGCTTGACGGAATGGGAAACTTAGAAAGACCTGCCCGGCGTTGTGTCCCCCTTGTCCTGCGAAGCTGTGTGTGTTTGGTCCACAGAAAAGAAAATCCCAGTAGAACTTTGCGGAAGGAGGAAGTGAACGGTGCGGGCATGGTACATTCGGGAGCAGAAACACATTCTCGGAACATCCGATTATGCAGAAGTGGATCTCTTTGAAACAACGGACAAAGAGCATACCGCATCCACCCGCCGCAAAAGAGAGCTGGCAACCTCCATTGCGCAGCAGAAGTATAACGACATGATAGCGAGACGGTATTTCTGCCAGCTGGCCTATACGAATTTCGGGGAAAGCGACTGGGCGGTCACGTTTACATACGACCACGGCCACCAGCCAGCACCCGGAGATTTTGACCAAGTAGACCGGGACTGGACGAATTTTACCCGCCGCTTGAAGCGCTTCTGCAAAAAGATGGGTCGAGAAGCATCTAAGTGGATGCAGGTTGCAGAGTACAGCGTGGTGGACGAGGACGGGAAAGTTACCGGCAGACACCACCATCATGCGATCCTGCAAGGCAACCTGACATGGCAGGAGATCAAGGACTTGTGGCGGGACAGCACCGGGCGGCCGATGGGGCTTGTGAAAGTTGAACCTATCGATCTGACCTGTTCCAGCTTTGAACGCTTGACGACCTACATGACGAAAGCCCGCGCCCGTATCCGGCGCTGGCGACAGAGCCAAGGGCTGCAAAAGCCGAAAACCCCGCGTCCGAACGACACCAGATGGAGCCGCAAGCGCTTTGACGAAGCGTTTGCTTTGCCGGATGATCGTGAATACTGGGAGAAAAAATACCCCGGTTATACCCTGCGCGAGTGCGAACAGCACATCACGGGAAACAACACCAAGCACCTGATCGTGAAACTGAAAAAGAAGCCGGACACACGGCGGAAGAACAGGAGGAACCAGCCATGAGCGCCAGACTGGAACTGGACGACCTGCCGCCGCGCTACCGTGCGCAGGCGGAAAAGCAGCTTGCACAGAGAAGGTGCGGGGGCAAAGCTGCACCTGCATCGTTGGAAGCCGCTGTGAATGCCGCCAGATCGACCGGACACGAGTTTGACAGCCGGGGCGAGTATGACTACTACATGGGAACTGTTCTGCCCAAAGTCCAGAGTGGCGAGGTCGTGAAGGTAGAGCTGCACCGCAGGTTTACTATGCTGCCGGAAAAAGAATACGGCAATGTGAAGCTCCCGGCGGCGCACTATACCCCGGATTTTGTGCTGACCTATGCTGATGGCACGGTTGAGGTGGTGGAAGTGAAAAGCAAATTCACCCGGCGGCAGCAGCGTGATTACATCCACCGCCGCCGTATGTTTATCGATCTTGTGGCAGAACCGCAGCACTGGCGGTTTATTGAGCATATCACGCCAGATACGGCGGAAGAAATCAGAAAGTGGAAGCGCCTGGCCGAACAGGCGGGAAAGGATTCATCATGGGAAAAAGCAGGGCAAGGATGCCAGCATTCTACCGGCAGAGCATCCAGAATGCAGTGAATCAGCAAATCAACATCGGCAAGTCGAAGCACCGCACGACGCTGAACCGTGAGGCAATCGGGCAAGTCGTTTCGTACTGCGCAGTTGCCGCGGCACATGATCTCTGGGACTGGGGCGAGAAAGAATCTACGCTCCTGACCTTGAAGATGAACAATGCTGCATCCAGGTATATCATGGATCACGACAAGTACGGTGCACCGGAAGCCCTCAAGCGGCTGGAAGCACGCACTGCCCACCTGATGCCGGAAGAATTTTGGCTCCCGGCGGGTGGTCTGGTAGGCTCTGAAAAAAAGCTGCGTGTTCTGGCTGAACGCCGGGACGCTGCAAAGATGATCGTTCGTTTCTTTGCGGAATCACTGGAAGAAATGGAATATACCCCTGAACAAATTGAGGCCGTGAAGGAAGAAATCAAGAAAAATTACCAGCAGTTCCTCGGCTGGGTGGACGATGGCGGAGAAGAATTTGCCTATGATCGTCTGCGCCGGGTCATTGAGGACATTTACGGCGTGGGTGCCATGGTTGAGCGCGTCAAGGGTGAAGAACCCGTTTTCGGAGAACCCCTTTTCAAGAAAGATTTTTGATTTTTTGGGAGGACTGAGCAGTGAAAGTACACGAGGCGGAGGCAATCTTGAAATATTATGCGGACATCCCGCAGCGGATAGAGATCATCCGCCGTCAGTGCACCGCACTGAGCGATGAAGTGGACCCTATGCGGGGCATGGGCACCGATGGAATGCCCCGCGGCGGAACACCTGGGGACAGCACGGCGGCGATGGCCTGCCGGATGGATGAACTGGGCATTGGAGACCAACTACGTCAGCTGGAACGGCAGCGGGCTGTGTTGCTGGAAGATCAGAACATTATCCGAGGACAAATGAACCGGCTGGACAGTGGCCACAATCTGATTTTAACGGAGTTCTACATCAGCCACAAAAAATGGCACGAAGTACAGCAGAAAGTTCCATACAGTGTGCAGCACTTGAAGTACCTGCGAAACGTCGCTCTTGCACAGCTGGGAAGGAACCTGGAACGGCTCCCGGAGTGCGCCGCTTTATTATCGCGTGCGTTAAACACGCGCGAGGGACAGCGCCGAGCGGATGCCTGGGCGGAGGGTGACATTCTCTTATAGGCAAGGCTGCCTGCGGAACTTCATGTGCAGGCGCTTCCGCAAAATCGTGTCCGATGGCCGTGGAAAAACAAACACGACTACCCCAAAAATCTGAAAACAGGCATAGAAATAACCCGGCGGGCAGTTGGCCTACCGGGTTTCGTGCAAAGGAGGACAAAGTTATGGGAAAGAAGCATAAAAACAAGGTTCGGGTGCTGCCCGGAAGGATGTATAGGCTGGTGCGGAGTGACAGGAGCGTATACTGTGACGCAGAGAACGCGCTCAGAACCTGCTTTATCGAAGAAACCAAAGAGCAGCAGGCCGCACGGGAAGAGGGCGAACTGTGCCGGTTCGTGAGGATGGCACCGGATGGTGGCGTTGAACTGATTTCAAACGCAGGAAACGTAGTCCGTTTCAAGAACGCAGAAGATCTTGCGAAAATGCTGCGTTTCGCAAAAGATGTGCTGAGGGTTACGGAGGCCTTGAAAAATGGGAATCAAAATTGAACTGACCGATGATAAAATTATTGAACCGTCTGGCGGAATAGCAATGTTTGACCTTCCGGGCAGAGAATTTCCGGGGAACGAGGATGTGCTGTTTGATCTGCGCTGGTCTGTGATTCCACGGAGAGAGGGCGGAATTGAAGTCTTTGGAGGAAATGATGGCAAAATAGTCCTGGAATCGGAAGAAGAGGTAAAGGATCTGTGCGAAGCTATGATACGTCAAATTAGAGCAAAACCGATATTCTCGGATTCAGGAGAGCCGCTACTGGACTGCCAATCTGAAAGGCGGGCAGCTGAACCGGATTTACGCGAAGGAGGACAAAGTGAAGATCAAAATTGAGATTGACAGCGGCATGATAAGCCCGCGAGAATATGCCGTTAGAACCATCGCAAAAGAAATCGTGAAAACTGGAATCAAAGAAAAGCAGATCTGGTACAACGAAGCGGCAATCCAAACCGAATTGGAAAATGCAGAGGTAGGAAGGCTCGTCAGGTGTTGGTTAAAAAATGTTTGGCCGCTTCCACAGCTACGTTCTTTGCAATCTCGATTATCACATCTGCGCTGAAAGAGCCGGCCTTTTTGGCAACGCTTTTGACCTTTTCCCAGTTCGTATCAGACCGAATGTTTTCAAGAAATCTATGCCCATCAGGCGTAATG